CAAGACATTCAAAGAGAAGGTCAGATTGCAGCAATGCAGCCTGGAGCTAGCCGAGATCGTGCTATGGCTATGGCTCGTGGCATATCTGGCAGACAAAGTGCTTTAATTCAGGATAACTTGCTTCGAGCAAGATTTGGTGACATTGATAAGTTCCGAGGCTTTAGAGATCAAGCTAATTCTTATCGTCGTCAATTATTTAGTAAAGTTCCCTTTGCTCCTACAATGGCACCGACACCTTCAGCACCTGTAATGCAAGCAGGACCTTCTGCTTTGTCTTTGATCGGTGGTCTTGGTAGCGCTGCTCTTGGTGGTGTAACTGCTGGACTTGGAGCAGAAAGCACGTTCCGTGATCTTAAAATGTTTGGTAAGGCTCCGTAATTATGGCTGAATTTCAACGTTTTGCAGAGGATCCTAGCTATCGTCCTCTAGCCGCTATTACCCGTGGAGATGCTGCTGCTGCTAAAGCTCAGAAAGACATCCAACAAATGCAGTCCTTTTTTAATAATAACAGGACTATTGACCAGCAACGTATTGAAGATGCTAGGTTTGCAGGTCAAAACTGGAAAGCTCTTGCTGAGCTACTACCTTCTGCTGCTAAACTTTATGAGCAAATTGAAACTCAAACTGCTCGGGATAAAGCTATTGGAGAACAATGGGCAATTGATGTAGCCCCTCCTCAGCAACAACAAGAAGCTGAATCTGAAATAGCTGCTCAAGCGGAAATAGAAAATGCTACGGTAAAAGGCATTGCTTCGCAGTTAGATCCTGTTACAGCAGCTAAATTGGAAATGACTTCACGTCAAATTGGACGTGGATTCAATGGTGAAAAAGGTGTACTTACTAAAGCTAAAAGTACTCTTCCAGGTTACTACACAAGTTATGTTAACAGGTCAGATGTCTTTGTAGACACACCTCTTGGGCAGATGTCTATTGTAGAAGCTTACAATAGCACAGATATAAATGCAGTTCAAGCTGCGCTGCAAGCTGCTCGCTGGGCATTTATTTCAGAAAACAAACTTCAAAATGCTACTAAGACAAATTTTGTCGGCATTCTAAGTGATACTATTAAGAGCACAGAAGGTTACATGCTAACCAATGCTCTTACTAAAAACATTAACCAAGCTTCTGCAGATCAAAAAGCTAGTTATGAAGGACTTGCTTATGCTCAAGGGCGTAATGGATTCAAGAATCTAGCTGAAGTTCAAAAATCATTTTCTAGTCTGTCCGATCAACTGTACTTTGCTCCTAACGCTAATCTAACTCGACGTGAAGCTAATAGAGCTATTGTAGTTTCGTTGGCTACAGGCATGGCAATGCGTGGTGATTATGATGGAGCAGCTAGGTTAAAAAAAGTGCAAACCATTTCTGGTCAAGAAGGTACCGAACTTGGATACACTTTTAGTAAAGAAATTGATGAAGCTATAGCCGTTGCTAAAGCTACAGCACAGAAAAACATTACTGCAGAGGGTCAGATCATTGAGCGCAACATGCGTCTTGCTCTTGAAAGACTCCCTGAAAATGCTACTTTTAAACAACGACAGGCTGAAATTGACAAAGCTGTAACACAAGCAAAAGCTATTGGAGATTTTGCTACGGTAGATCGTATTAACGGTGATCGTGCTGTTCTAGTTTTATCTAATAATGTAGCTTCTAATGACAGCAAATTGTTGTCTCAAATTCAATCCGATATTTTACCTAACCGTAACACTCTAGAGCAACAATACAGATCAGGTAAAATTTCTAAAAATGCTTATGATCAAGCTACTAAAGCTATTGAACAACGAGAAGCACTAGCCTCCCCTCAAGTTAAACCAGTTTACAAACGCTGGAGTGATGAGTTAAAAGGTCAGCTTGACGCTAAACTTGGTATCAAACGAGATCCTCTTGGTTTTTTCCAACTTCCTAAAAAGTTTGCAGGATTAATTAGTCAGTCACAACTTTCTGGTTATTACGCATCTTATGAAAGGGACATCAATTTAGTTGCTCAACAGAGCTTGGCGCGTAGCGAAGGTATGACTCCCGATCAACGCTCGGCTCAACTTGACAAAGATTTGACCCAGTGGTACAAAGACCAAGTACTGACTGATGGGGGCAAGTATCATAACGGTGGTTTCTTAGGCGATCCTGATGCATCAAATGCTAAGAAAGCTAAGAGATACCAGAAGTATTGGCAACGTTGGGATGACCCTGCTTTCCGAGCTAGACCAACTTCATTCCCTCAACAGCTATCTGGTTTGTGGGAATATGGTACAACAATTCCTGATGATATCAAGTATGCTGCCAACACTCAACGTGACTTTATTATTAGTTACGATGATTTGATAGACTCTAAAGAAAACTGGGAAGCTGGTTTGTCTGACACTAATCTTCAACTTGCTGCGGCAGACCTTGGTATGTCTCCATATGAACTTCTAAACGATCAACTTGGAGTTTATGAAGAGACGAAGGTAAAACCAAAAGCTAGTGCAGATACACTTGCTAAATCAGAATCAAATCCAAATGCTGGTATTCATGCATTTGAACAAGTAGGTTTTCCTACAAAAGGTGCTTCCTACCTAGCTGCGGCAGTTGCGATTGCCAATGGTTGGAAAGATCCAAAAGCATTAGACCTTGACCAATGGCCTGAAGAGTTAAAAGCTCGTGATCCCGTTGCGTTCAACCGATTAATGCTACCTCAATCATCCGATAGACATCTGCAAGCTGCTATAGAATCCTTGTTTGGTCCTATGCCTGCATTGGCTGTCGCTGCACAATCTCTTTATGCGTAACGAGAATGACTCCTGAAGAAAAACTTAGGCAAGAAAACGCACTACTGGAACAACAAGTTGCAGAAGAAGCAGCAGCCATGCCTGCGCCTGAGGAACCCCAACCAGTTGCACGTCCTGAGGGACCGCTAACTGCGATTGGTAATGCCATTGACTATGTAGTCAGTGGAGACTATGTAAACGATGCCTTAAATGCTGTTAATACTGCAGCAACTAATGTATTTAATGCTCCAGATATTTTCAAATCTAACGAAGAACTAGAGCAACAACTACAAGCTCGTCGTACAGAAGTTACTGAAGGTGAAGATTTCTTTGCCAAAGCACTTTATGGTACTTCTGAAAATCTAGAAGCTGTTGCTGAAGGTGCACAAGCTGGACTTCAACTACCTACTACTGTTTTAGCTAATTTAAACAACCAAGCTGCTCCTTGGTCTACAGCCCCTGCTCGGATGAAAGATTCGGCAATTGCTACGACTTTGTTTGAACTTGCAGAAATTTTGACACCTACTTTGATGTTTCAAGGTGTGTCTGGTGTTGCTGGTTCTGCTGCTGGGTTGATTAGTGGTGGTCGTGCAGTTAGAGCTGGTATTGAAGCTGGCGCTGCTCAAGATGTAGATCAACTAATTGCTGGACGTACTCTAGCTAATAAATTAGGTGAGCTGTCTGAACGTCTGGGTATTATGCCTCAAGACGAAATGTATAAAACTCTTGTAGAAGGAGAGGCATTGCAATCTAAAGCTTTTATTGCTACGGTCGCTTTTCTTCAATCTTATATGCTTGAGTTTGGTGTAGACAGTATTCTTGCTAAAGTTACCAGTAAAGCTAAACCTACTCCTCTTACTGAAAAAGTAGCTAAACAGCTTAACAAAACTCCTGAAGAAATTCAAGCAGCTCTGGCAAATACTTATGAAAGATCGTACCTAAGTGCACTTGAGCCTGAAGATGGTATTACTCCTAATACTATTACACCGACAAGTGTAGTAGATGAGGGTAACCAAATTCTAGCTACTCCAGCATTTATGAAAGAGCTTCAACGTCAAATTGGCGTTGGGTTGGACGGTCTTACTTCTGCAGAACGTACTTACTTTACTAACCTTGATGTTATTTCTGAAGAAACTAAACTTCAGAATATTGTCATGGAAATGACTAAAGAACTTCCTGATTTGGTTCTTAACAAACTGGAAGAAGCTCGGATGCTTAAGCGTGGTGGAGAGTGGTGGTCAGCTAACAAACAACTATTCCATGAAGATTGGGAGCAGTTGATTGAAAAGTTTTCTGATGATTTTACAATCCCTTTTAGCAAAGAAGGTCTGAGTTCTAAGCAAGTCATTGAGCTGCAACAAAATATTGGTACTTACATGCGTGAAGGTGCCTTTTTGGATTTCAGGGTTCCTGAAGCTTTTACTGTTGCATCAATGATTGGCGAAGAGATGAGTGTTAAAGTCTCTAAGCTTGCTACTGTCATTAACAATTTGGAAAACATTGGTGTTGATTACACAGCACCTATGGAAGTGTTAATGGACATGATCGACAAATCTCAAATGATTCTTGTACCGTTGCGGCGGTCTAAGCGTGTTTGGAGTTTGGTCGGTAAAGCTCAACAGCGTCAAAGTAAGCAAGCTGTCCGTGCACTTGATATTGGTCCTCTTGATAATCTGACTGAAATTATTGGACCTCAAGAAGCTGGTAAAACTTTTGAAGAGTTTTTTGATATAACTAGCGGTAAGCGTGGTACAATCCGTGAGCTATTTGCTCTTGCAAAAGCAGGGGACAAAGATGCAAACAAAGCTGTTAAAATGCTTGTCACTCAGCTAAGTATGGGTGATCCTCGCTCTGCTTTGGAAACGCTTGAAATTGGCGCTGACATTCTTAAGAATAATTTCTTTAACGGACGTGGCGATTGGCTACAATCTTTGATGTATAATGTTGGTTTGTTAAGCAGTGTCGGCACTCAAGTGGTATCTGCTGCAAACACTATTATTCGTCAAACAAGTGAGCCTGCTGCTTTAGGCATTATTGGAGCACAAAAAGGTTTTGCTGGCACTATTCTTAATCAGAAAGAGTTGGCGCTCGAAGGGCGTAAAGAAGCTTTGTATGCCCTTGGACAACTGTCTGGAGGTATTACCAACATTTTTGGCAGTGCTTGGAATGGTTTAAAAGCTTGGAAGTACAATCAACCTATTACTGGTACAACTCGTTTTGCTAAAAAAGTAGAGACTCTTGCTCAGAAGCAAATTGCTATTGACAGGAACTACTTGGCTTACAGAAAAACTCTGGAAGATCAAGGTGCGACTCCTGACAAAATGTTCTTTGCTTGGGCAGAGTACACAATGCAGACAGTTGGTAACAATTTTTTAACTACACAACCTACTAGATTGCTAATGGCTCAAGATGCTGCAGCCACTAGCACTGCATTCCATGGCACTTTGGCTGGTAAAGCTATGATCATGGATAACGGTAAACCCTTTTCTCGTAATTTTTACGATCTTAAGAAAAAAGCTCTTGGTAAATCTGGAGACATTTTTAAAGGTATCCGTGATCCAGATCTACTTGAAGCAGCTAAAACTGTTACTTTCCAACGTGAGATTCCTCGCGGTGCTGAAGCTAACATTATCGACAACGCATTTGCTGCAGTTGAAAAGGCTGCTGATGAATCTGCTATTTGGAAGTTCTTTGCACCGTTTGCTCGGATTAGCTGGGATTTCTTGGACCAAGTTGCCATGTCTGGTGTAGGTGCAATACCTGTTGTTGGCGGTAAAGTTGCGGGTGCTATTAACCCCCGTTATGCCAAAATGTTGTCAGGTGAAATGGGTCCTGCCATTCAAATGCAAGCTAAAGGTTCTATGGCTGCAGCCCAGATGTTTATTTTGTTTGCTGTTTGGCAGTCTGTCAAAGGTAATATGACTGGTAAACAATCTGGTAACATGCCTAAAGATTCGTTTGTTGTGCCTGTTGGCGACGCCACTAACTCTGGTTTTGCTGCGCTACCTTACGGACGCATTCAGCCTTATGCTTCTTACCTTTCTGTTACCTCTGATATTGTTAATAGTTACCAACGTGGAGCTATTAGCCGTGGTGAATATGGTCAAGCTTTAGGTGAAATTGTGGCTTCAATCGGAGAAAACAGTTTAGATCAAACTGCATTTACTGGTTTGGTTAATTTGGGTGATCTGATTGGTCAAGGTCGTACTAGCCCTGGTTGGTTGTCCGACATTGCTGACGCATTTAGCCTTCCCTTTGCCCCAGCATTTTCTAGAATGTTTGGACGTTTAGGAGATCCGTTTAATGAAGTAGCTTTCATTGACCGTGGTGATTTAGTCACTTCTTTTGCTGCTGGTTTGCTTAGAAAATCAGGTAGAACTTCTGAACTACCTAACATCACTAACGTTTATACTGGTCGTATTGAACCTACTACTGCAACTGCTGGTACTCCTGAAGAGTATTGGACAGGTGTACGTGCTGCGTTAATGAATGAATTTATGTGGCCTGGACGTATTCAAGAAGCGTATAAAGATGCTCCTTGGCGTAAACTTTTAGATGAAGTTGGCTATGTAATGCCTAAAGATTTCTTGCGTACTGTACGTGGAGTACCTCTTACGCTAAATCAACAGGCTGAACTATCTAAACTTATGTCTGAAAGTTTGTCTACTGAGTTGACTGAATTTTATCAATCAATTGGTTACAAAAATATGCGTAAGGATTTGGAAAAGGCTCGTAAAGAAGCAGTACCTAATCCTATTCCTGGTGTAACTCCTGCTGTTGGCAGGAACACAACTGTACAAGGAAAACTTAAAGACATTAAAGACGCAGTTGAGCAGATTCACATCAATGCAAAAGATAGAGCTGCAAGTCTAATTGAAGATCCTGAGTTCCAGGAACGTATTGATAGTATTAAAAATTCAGGTTATTCTGAAGTTTCTAATATTAACAATCCTGAGTGGCGTGGTATGTACGCATCTGCTGCTCAAAACCAAGATACTGAGTTGGCTAAACAAGTCAAAGCTATCCTGGACATTGCTTAATCCACCCATTACTACTTATTTTGTACCGTAATGGCAACAACTGAAATTTTTTACAATGGTGATGATAGCACTACGCTATTCACCTTTCCATTTGAATACATTACAAAGGACGACGTTAAGGTAAGTATTAACGACGTTGATACATCTGAATACACTTACGCCAACGATACAACAATTCAAATGAACTCTGCTCCTACTGGGGGGCAGCGTTTACGCATTTACCGTTTGACTAATGTAGATGATCTGAAAGCTACCTTTGCTTCTGGTTCGTCTATTCGAGCCCAAGACCTTAATAATAACTTTCAGCAAAATAACTTTGCTGTTGAAGAACTTAGAAACTATTATTGGGACAACGAAATTGCTACGATTCATAGCGACGAAACGTGGGTAAGCTCTGATACTCAGATCGCCACTACCAAAGCTATGGATCAACGGTTTCTTGATGAAGCCGATGAAGTTATTCTTAGTTCAGAAACCTGGGCTAGTAATGATGATAGCGTTGCTAGCACAGCTTCTATTGACAACCGCATAGACAGTAAGATTGACATTGCTATCGAAGGAGACATCCTGATTGATGCAACTGGTCTTACTAAGGTTGCTGCTGGTGGTCAAGTTACTCTTGGTATTGGCGCTAATTCTGTTGATCTAGATCGGATTAAAAACTCTGACGTTGTTACCAGCTCTGAAGGCTGGCCTAATGATGATGAGACTATTGCTACAACTGCAAAAATCGATGATATGATCGATTCTGCTATTGAAGGCGATATTCTTATTGACGGTACTGGTCTGACTAAAACTAGCAGCGGTGGACAAACTACCCTTGGTATTGGTTCCGGTGCTGTTGATTTTGATCGAATCAACCCTGCTGATATCATTACTCAAGCTGAGCAAAATGCTGGTGCAGCTGAAACTGATACTAGCATCTTTACTTCTCTAGCTGCTGCACGTAGGTTTGATACGTTGGTTCAAACCGCTACTCCTACTGGTAGTCAGTGGGAAGTAGGTAAGACTTGGCTCCAAAACGATGACGATCTTACGTTGTCTATTTGGAATGGTGGTGCTTGGACTGCTATCACTTCTGGTGGTACGTTTACTGAACAACCTAGTGTTGTTTATGTGGACCAAGCATCTGGTGATGACAATAACACTGGTCACCGTATCAGTACTCCTAAGGCAAGTATCAAAGCTGCTATTGAACAGATCAACGAAGACATTGACATTGATCTGACTAGCGGTGGTAGCGGTTACGTGGAAGGTACTTACAATACTGTCAGTTTGACTGGTGGTACGGGCACTGGATTGACTGCTGACATTACTGTTAATGCTACTGGTAATGTTTCAGCTGTTACTTTGAACAGCCGTACTCCTCTTATTGACAGCTATTACATCGGTGATGTTCTGTCTGCTGATGCTGCTGACCTTGGCGGTTCTGGTTCTGGTCTTGAGATTACTGTAGAAGGTGATGGTGACGGACAGATCGTTGTGGTGTCTGCTGGTGTCTACCAAGAAATTGCACCTATTCAAATTAAGCGTCGTAACGTTTCTATTATCGGTCAAGCACTGCGTAGCTGTATTGTACATCCTACTCAAGCTACTGAAACCAACAACCTGTTTGAACTGAACAGTGGTAGCTACTTGAGCAGCATGACCTTTACTGGCGTTAAAGCTGGTACGGGTACTGGCAACACTCTTGATGCTACTCTTCCTACTACTCAAGGTTGGAACGCTGCATTCTATAACAATGCGTTCATCACTAAATCTCCGTACATCCAGAACTGCACTAACTTCTCGGATAGTGAGATTAACAACAACGCTTTAAATGCACATAACCCTGCTGGTGGTGCTGCTGGTGACATTGACTCTGCTCCTACTGGTGGTGGTCTGCTAATCAACGGTGCTACTCCTCACGACGATAGCCCCTTGCGGTCTATGGTTTGCGACAGCTACACCCACGTTGCTTTAAATGGTCCTGGTATCCTTGTTACTAACAACGGCTATGCTCAGTGCACCAGTAGCTATGCATTCTTTAACCGTTATCACATCAAGTGTCTAAATGGTGGTCAGGCTAACCTGGCTGCTTCTACTACTGACTTTGGTACTCAAGCACTTGTTGCTGACGGTAAATCTACAACCAACATTTTCACTGCTAATTGTGTAACCGCTGTTGATACCAGTGGTGCTGCTGTTACAACTATTCGGGTTAGTAATGGTAATGCAGATGCATCGTGGCATGGTTCTACTACCCGTCCACAAAGTAACATGTTGTTGGCGGTAAATAGTGAAGCACAGATCTACCCAATCCTTCAGTCTGTTCCTCAAGACCAAGCTACATTTGATGCTGATCCTGCTGGTTACACTGGTGACTGGATTGTAACAATTAGTCGTCCTGATCCTACTAACCGTAGCAATAACCTTGGTTTTAGTGCTAACGTTGCAACTGGTACTGACAACGTTCAGTTCTTCCTCCGTTCCCAGATCGCTTCTAGCGGTCACACGATGGAGTACGTCGGTTCTGGTACTAACTACACCGCACTGCCTGAGAATGGTGGTGTGCCGATTGAAGCTAATCAAGTCGTTGAATCTAACAACGGTAAGATTTGGACTGCTACTACCGATCACAACGGTAAGTTCAAGGTTGGTGACTTCTTTGAAGTAGACCAACAGCTTGGATTTGTTACCATTCCTGAAGGTTCTATTGCCTTTGACGTGTTGTCGGATACGACCCCTCAGCTTGGTGGTGATCTTGACGTAAACGGTCAAAGCATTGTAAGCACCAGTAACGGTGATATTAACATTACTCCTAATGGCACTGGTGCAATCCTTTTAAATACAACAACTGCTGTTGACGGTGCTCTTGGCGTCAGCGGGGATACATTGCTTGGCGGTCAGATTTTCCTTGAAAATGGCACAGCCACAGACCCAACACTTGCTTGGGGCGGTACTAATCAAGACACCGGTATCTATTCTCCGGGAGAAGATCAGCTAGCGATTACTACTAATGGTACGGCAAGGTTATCAATTGATTCAACCGGACTTATTAGTGCTAATAGTAATCGCATCAGCAGTGTTGCCGATCCTTCGCTTGCACAGGATGCTGCTACTAAGAACTACATTGACACCAATTTTGTAGACCAAACCGCATCTAATGGTGCAGCTAACATTCCTTCTGGTGCTGACGGTGATCGCCCAGGTACGCCTGCTGCTGGTCAATTCCGTTTCAATACTACTAGCACTGAGTTTGAAGGTTATGACGGTACTGCCTGGGGTAACATTGGTGGAGGAACTGCTTACCCAGAAATGGGTGTCTCTGGTACTAATCGTTGGGCGGTTGTTCATTCCTACACCGTCGATGATGACTACTCGATTCCTTCTGGTAGCCATGTGATCAACGCTGGTCCCATGGTTATTAATAGTGGCGTTACTGTCACCGTTCCTACTGGTTCAAACTGGGTTATTGTTTAATTATGGCTATTGAAATTAACGGATCCGGTACGATTACCGGACTAACGACAGGTGGATTGCCTGATGGAAGTATTGCAACAGATGACATTGCAAATAATGCTGTAACTGCTGGAAAACTTGCTACTACACTGGATCTATCTGGTAAGACGGTTACGTTGGCTGATGGCTCTGTAACTGCTGGACAACTTGCTACTACATTGGATCTATCTGGCAAGACGGTTACGTTGCCGTCTGGTACTGGTGGAAAGATTTTGCAGGTGGTTCAAACTGAAAAAACGGATGTAAGTAGCTCTGTTACTGGAGCTACCTTTACGGATTTTGGACTTTCAGTAAACATTACTCCAAGTAGCAGTTCTAGTAAAATACTTGTTTTGTGTCAAATGAACATAAGTAACAACACTGGATATGACGTAAGAACTCGCCTTATGCGAGATTCTACTCCCATTTTTATTGGAGACGCCGCTGGTAGTAGACCGCGTTCTAGTACCGTTTTTTACGGTACATATCAATCAGGCTATGGTGGTTTTACTGTTCCAATTTCCTATGTTGATAGTCCTGGCACCACATCACAAATAACATACAAAGTCCAAGGAGCCACTTTTACTACTTCGACTGTTTACCTTAATCGAGGCCCAAACGATACTGACAGCGCAAATTATGAATCCAGAACGGCTTCATCAATTATTGTTATGGAGGTAGCAGGTTAATGGCGTACAATCACGACGCTATCTACAGAGCTTACGCTGGCACCGTTGTTCGTATTGACGACAGCACTGGAGCCTTCGACGCTAACGGCAACCAGATTGCACTAGATCAATCTCTTGTCGATGCAGCTGCTGCAGAAATCCAAGCGGAACTAGACGCTACCCAATACCAACGCAACCGCCAACCTGAGTACCCCTCACTGGCTGATCTTGCTGACGCCTTGTACTGGTCGAACCAAGGCGATAACACCAAACTTGACGAGTACTACGCAGCGTGTGCCGCTGTGAAGGCTAAATATCCTAAACCGGAGGTTAACTAATGGCACTACGATTAAACGGCAGTAACACCGGTTACGTCGAACTAGATGTACCAGCAGATGCTGGCAGTCATACGCTGATCTTACCCGATGGTGGTGGCACTGCTCATCAGGTACTAAAAAACAGCGCAACAGCTGGGACACTTGAGTACGGGTTAGCGCTACCAACCGGCAACGGCACTAGCGGTCAATACTTGCAGACCGATGGTTTAGGTGGGTCGAGTTGGGTTACTCCGGCTGCTGGTGGAAAGCTTTTGCAATCTCAGTACACTGAAAAAACCGATGTTTTTTCTTTAAGTGCAGACCAAACTTGGACTGACGTAACTGGCATGAGTCTTTCCATAACACCAAGTAGTAGTAGCAATCATGTTTTAGTCAGTTTTGATTGGGCGTTTAGCGGAGACCAAAACTATACGCAGTTTAGGATTTACCGAGGCTCAGATCTTATTTATGTAGGAGATTCTTCTTCTGACGGTCAACAATCCGCTGGTTCTTATTTGACAAACACCGTTATTTACGTCTCTTGCGTTAGAAGTTCTGTATTTTTTAGGGATTCGCCGGGCACCACTGATCCCGTAACTTACAAAATGCAAATGTATAAAGATGGTAGTCAAAACTCTTATATTAACCGTAGTTTTAATACTGGTAGTTATACTGGCAGAACCGCAAGCTCAATCACGCTTATGGAGGTAGCAGGTTAATGCTTAATCACGAAGCTATTTACCGCGCATATCCTAACGCGGCTACCATCAACGATGGCACTGGAGCCTTCGACGCTGACGGCAACCAGATCGAACTCGATCAAGCTCTTGTTGACGCTGCTGCAATCGAAGTAGCTGCTGAACAAGCACTGGCTGCTTTGCGTCGTCAACGCAACCAACTCCTTACCGAAACCGACTACCTCGCTCTTGCTGATTCAACCCTGACGGACGAGATGCGGTCTTACCGCCAAGCACTCCGCGATCTACCGGCTAACACCGTGGATCCGGCTAATCCCGTTTGGCCAGTTAAACCCGGAGGAAACTAATTATGACAACTTTAAAAGTAGGTAGTATTGAACACCCTGATGGTGGTTCTAACACCGTTAATTTTGGTGGTACCGCTGGTATCCAAATTCCCTCTGGAACTACTGCTCAGCGTCCAAGCAGTCCTTCAGCTGGCTATAGCCGGTACAACACAACACTTGGATCAGTCGAATTTTACAACGGCTCAACTTGGGTTTCTACCAACTTTGGCCCTGAAATAACTGCAATTAGCGGCACAATATACGAAGGAACAGCAGGCACCATTACGGTGTCAACAACATACGCAACAGACACTATTGACGTAATTTTTAAGGAAGGAGCAACAACGCTGGCAACTGTTGAGGATGTTGCAGTAACCGGTGGTTCCGCCAGTGTAACTGTGCCTTCTGCTGTCTACAATCAAACAGCGGGCGACACAATTTCTGTTTCTTTTGAAAATTCAGATGGAACAGTAAGCGGTAATTCACTTGATATAACCATTTCAGCTTTACCTTCTGGTGGAACAATTACAACATCTGGAGACTATCGAATCCATACATTTACAACGTCAGAGGATTTTGTTGTTCCATCAGGAATTACATTAACAAACGTAGATTTCCTAGTTGTTGCTGGTGGTGCCTCTGGTGGTCTAAACCTTGGCGGCGGTGGCGGAGCTGGGGGACTAAGAAGCTCCCTTTCAAATACTGGTGGCGGTGGTTCTGTTGAAACAGCAATTAGTAGCCTTTCAGCAGGTACATACACGGTAACGGTCGGCGGAGGTGGCGCTGCAACAACCACAAGCGGCACTGGAAACTCTGGAGGAAATTCAATTTTTAGCACGATTACTTCTACTGGCGGTGGTCGTGGTGGGTGGTATGGCACGAGTGGGACATCGGGTGCCTCTGGTGGTTCTGGCGGCGGCGGTGGTGTTGCTGAAAATGGAACACCAGGTTCCGGTGGCTCAGGGACTAGCGGACAGGGATACGCTGGCGGCGCTGCAGGAAACCGTGGCGGCGGTGGTGATTATCCGGGCGCTGGTGGCGGCGGTGGTGCAGGTGCTGCTGGCGCAAATTACTCTGGCATCAACGGTGGTGCTGGTGGCGCTGGTATCACAAACTCCATAAGCGGCTCTTCTGTCTCTTACGGTGGAGGAGGCGGTGGCTGCGGCTACACCATTGGTAGTTCAGCTGGTTCAGGCGGTTCAGGCGGTGGGGGTCAAGGCGAGACCAGAAACGTATTACAGGCAGGTGACGGCAGTGTAAATACTGGCGGCGGCGGCGGCGGCGGCGGTAACACCTCGGGTCCAGGCTCCGGTCAGGGCGGCTCCGGCGTCGTTATTGTTCGCTATCAACTGTAAAAACCATGGCACATTTTGCAAAAGTAAATAACGGCATCGTTGAACAAGTCATCGTTGCCGAACCTGAGTTCTTTCAAACCTTCGTAGACTCATCGCCCGGAACTTGGATTCAAACCTCATATAACACAAGGGGTGGCGTCCATTACGATCCCGAAACTCGTCAGCCTTCTACTGATCAGTCCAAAGCTTTGCGTAAAAACTACGCAGGCATTGGTTTTACCTATGACGCACAACGCGACGCATTTATTGAGCCAAAACCGTTTGAGTCTTGGACTCTGAACGAAACGTCCTGTTTGTGGGAACCTCCTGTGGCTATGCCTGATGACGAGCAACTTTACACCTGGAATGAAACTGAACAAAGGTGGGATTTAGTATCCTAACCTGAATAAACCCTTACCCCTTTAGAACAATGATTGCACTTATCCGTCCCGTTCTTATGTCGTTCCTTAATAGCGACAAAGTGAAGCGATTGATTGTTGACATGCTCCGCAAACTGGCTGAGCAATCTGATAACACTGTTGACGACCAAGCCGTTGATTTTATTGAGCGTGGTCTCTTTGGTGAATAATGGACTTGGGAGCACCACCGGTACTGCCGGTTCTACGGCTCCCTGAGCCCCCTGTTTTACCCCGTCCGGTACTGGAGGTACCACGAGCCACTTTACCCACCTACAAACCGCTTG